ATTAAAAATGATGTTATTCTTGATCCATACGCAGGATCAGGCACAACAGCAGTTGCTTGTGAGAAACTAAATAGAAAATGGATAGGAATTGAAATATCAGAAAAATATTGTGAGATTGCAAAGCAGAGAATTAAGAATGAAGCTGACCAATTCAAATTATTATAAATAAAATCAATGGAGGTGTAGTATAAGAGATATTGAAGTCAACTAATTTTTCCCGGCTATGTCGAAAGACTGATCATTAATTATTATTTGACATTATATTAATACAATACTATAATATAAGCAATGACAGCAAAGAAAATAAAGCTTACAATGAAAGAAAAGGTTTCTATTGTAAGGGACGCTTTGATTCAGCACCCGCGATATTGGGCTTACGGCTGGAACAGATCAGTGATAAAACACTTCAAGAAGGAATACGATATCAATATTACTGAATCATATTTATCCAAACTGAAGAAAAAAGCATTGAAACAGATCGAAGAAGACAAAAGTATTGTAATAACGAAGCAAAAATTGGTAGAAATGCACTTAAACGATTATGAAGGATCGAAGAAGCAAGTGGATAAAACGCGTTGTTTGACTGAAATAGGCAAGCTTGAAGGTCACTACATCGAAACTGTGGCCCACACAGGCATAAAAGAAAAGGTTGTTATATACGTTCCGGACAATGGACGGAATAAGAAAACAGAAGAAGAATCTTCAAAAAAGAAACATGGAAAAGAATAAGAATCAAATTGATATCAAACGGGAAGAAGCAAAAGAATCTGCTGACGAAATAATCAAAGACAAAATAATCGCTCCGCAGTCCGGAAGACAGGAACAGTTCGCTTCTTCGCCGGCTGATATTGTTATATACGGCGGGAGTGCTGGGGGCGGAAAGACGTGGGCGCTTCTGTTTGAATTCCTTCGTAATAAAGAAGTCAAAAATTTCAATAGTGTAATCTTTCGGCGTGAAACACCACAGATAAGAAATCCGGGATCATTATGGGACGCGTCTGTTCAGTTATATTCAGGGATTGAAGATTATACGCCCAGACAATCAAAGCTTGAAGCACGCTTCACACATTCATATATAAAATTCAGTCATTTGGAATATGAAGACGATAAATACAACTGGGACGGATCAGAAATATGCTATATTGGTTTTGATCAATTGGAGCAATTCAGCGAAACGCAATTCTGGTATTTATTCAGCCGTAATCGATCGACGTGCGGGATTGAACCTTATGTCCGGGCTTCATGTAATCCGAATCCGGATTCATGGTTGAAAGAATTGATTTTATGGTATCTTGACAAAGACGGGGAATATGCGGATCTGAAGAAAGCCGGAATAATAAGATATTTTATACGCCTTGATAATAAAGTAATATGGGGAAAATCGCGTGAAGAATTAATGAACAGATATCCGGACGAACTTCCGAAATCCTTCACTTTCATTCCTTCGACTGTTCAAGATAATAAAATCTTGCTGGAAAAGGATCCTTCTTATCTGTCGAATCTGAAGGCGCTGAATAAAGTCGAACGCGAACGCCTTGAAAAAGGAAACTGGAAGATCAGACTATCGGCTGGATTATTATTCAAACGTGAATGGTTCGAAATCGTTAATAATGTTCCGTCTGATATTATAGAAGTGTGTCGATACTGGGATCGTGCTTCGACTATTCCTTCGAAGAAGAATCCAGATCCGGATTATACTTGCGGATTAAAACTGTCAAAGGATTCGAAGGGCTATTTTTATATTGAACATCTTTCACGCTTCAGGGAATCGTCTTATAAAATGCGAAAGAATATTATTAATATTGCTGGGGGCGACGGGCCCGGGTGCGAAATAGGACTGGAACAGGAACCGGGCGCGTCTGGAAAGACTGAAGCTGAAGACATGATCAGACTTCTTTCCGGATATGTCGCAAGAAGCTATTCCCCCAGAACAGACAAAGTGACAAGGGCGCTTCCAGTTTCAGCGCAAGCAGAAGGACGAAGTATTAAAATCGTTCGCGGAAAATGGAATGAAGTTCTATTGACAGAACTGGAAAACTTTGACGGATCAGGGAAGGGACATGACGATATAGTTGACGTATTGTCAGGAGCTTTCGACGTTCTTCAAAAGACGAATAGGCTTGTCATGCCGAAAGATATTAAAATTGATTCCGGTGCGGGAAATACTTCAGGGATCAGCCAGATCCGAAACAATGTCCAGAAGCGTTTTATGAAAGCGAAGGAGAAAAGATAATGGACAAAAGCTGAAATTAAAATATACGCTGATATCAGCCCAGCGTTGAAAGAGATTCGGAAGCCTGAAAATGACGAAGGATATAATAAAATATATTAAAAAGGAGAAATCAAAATGAAAGTATTTACAACAAAAGAAGACATTAAAATTTCAAAAGAACAGTTTAAAAA